TGCTGCTGGGCCAATGCCGTTGCTACGTTTGCCGGAAAACCCCTGCTCATGCTAGAACGTCCTCGACCGCCTCAATAGTGAATGATGAAACAATCCCTGGTTGGTTATCCCAAGCAGTAGATCCTGCGAGCATAAAGACGCCAAGAACAGGATATAGGAAATCAACCAAGTCATTATTATCAGTTGGCTTCCTGATCGGCGGCGCTATCGGTATCGCAACCGTACCCGTCCCCGTTGAATCCACGTCATCTGTGACCATGTGAAGCTCGTTGTTAAATGCGATGTAATCACCAGCACGAAGATAATTAGTCGTATTCAAAGAAGCGTTGTCCACGTTTAACGTCGATCCCGTCTGACCAGCACCCGCAACAAATAAATTATTAGCAGTCGCTGATCCCGTACCAGATCCCGCACCCGTTGCAGTGAACACGACCCCAACAGTGTTCGCTGACGCACCGATAGCCGTGAAATCAGTTGTTCCGACTACCGTGATGACGTAAATCGTACCATTCACAAACGCACCCGCGTTGACCGTTACTATCGCCGCTGCGCCTCTTTTGGTATATGAATGATCAGGCAAGAAGAACCTATGCTCTTGACCGTTTAACTTGGTCAAAAACGCTTGCATGATTGCCCTGTTGTCGCCGCTTAAATTATTAAACTGCAAAGATGCTTTCCAAAGCGAACCTTTTCTAGCAACTGTCTGGACTGCGTTAGTCAATGGGCTTTGAAAGGTTCTTGTGTTCGTTACCAGTTCAAACGTGCTAGACGATGGCGTTATGCTTGGAAATGTGTAAGTGGTCATACGAAACGCCTTCTACGCATCAAATCCTGAATTGTCGCAACAGTCTGCTGCGAACTCTGCTGCATTGCTGCGCGAATCTTCATATCTACGTTTGCGTCAGCACCTTTCGCGTCAATGTTGTTGATAATCGTAATGCCTTGCCCTTGACCCTTCGTATGGTCTATGACTGATTCGTTTTTGTGTAATATAGATAGAAATCCGCCCTTTCCATCAATGCCGCCCGATCTTGAACCGCGACCAGTAAACCCACCGCCTTCAAATGATTGTGCGCGAATCTGTGCGACTTGGCCTAGACCAGCAGCAACTTGTGCGCCAGCCATAATGAACGACAGTGGTGGTGGATAACTTGAAAGGGCTAACGTTGCACCCTGATAGGTCTGCATGACCGCTTGGGCTATTTGAAAGGCTTTGTTTAATGCGAATAGTTTTTTGTTGTTTTGAGCTATGCCTGAAAACTGATTGCTTAGTTCACCTAGAACATGATCCGTCTGTTCAGTCATTGACTTAGCTTCAAATTCTGTTCGTCGTTTGCTTCCTTCTTTCGCAGTCTTTTCTAAGAAGGTTAATTTCTTAACAACAGTTTCAACGCCTTCGCCTGCGCTATCTGCTAATACTTTTGCAGGACTATTATCAGCAACCACTTTCCCCGCTTCTTCTGCCTTAGCAATTATTCTGTTATAAAAAAGTTCTATTCTTTCGCTTGGTAATGCTGTGCCAGTTAGCTCTGCCATTTGTTGAATAACTTTTTCAATGGCGGCTTCTGTTTCTTGAGAACCTTTCTTTATTGCACCGTTGGCTATAAAAGTCCCATCTCGCAATCTTTTTTTTGCGTCTATCTGCCATAAAGTGAACTGTTTCTGAGTTATCTCCTTCTTCACTAAAGCCTGAGTCAATCTTTGCTCTTGCTTTATATATTCAGTCATTGCCGCTGAAGGCTCAAAAACGTCTTGAAAACTTTTCTTAGCTTTCAAGGCAATTAGCTCTACGGCAAGAATGCCATGCCGAACCATTTGAATCGTATCTAAAAACGTGCCAAAACCTCGCACTAAAGCAGCAGCCACATCTTGACCTATATTGCCGAAACCTTCGGTATCAAGTGCTGCCTGATAAAATCTGGTGGCAACTTCGCCAATGATTGGACTAAACGCATCTGCAAGTTGATTTCCCAATCCAGCAAACACGCTTTTTGCTCTTGTGACGGAATCGTTCGCAGCTTCAATCTTCGCAGCGTCAACCCTTGAAACAGCAATTCCTAAATGCTCGGCTTCTTCTGCCATCTTTGTAAGGTTTTCAGAACCACTGCCGATCATGTTTAAAACAGCAACGCCCCTAGCGCCGAATAAATCTGTAGCGATTCTGACCTTATCAGCTTGATTCTTAACACCTTGCATCGCATCAGCGACTTCAAGCATCTGCTGGTCTAAAGGCAACTGTTCTAAAATGCCAGCACTTAGACCAAGTTCCAGCAGTGCGTCCTTAGCGACACCTGTACCATCAGCCGCGTCACTAACTCCAACAGCTAGATTCTGAAGTGATTTTTCTAGGGTTCTGTTTTCTACACCGGCAAGGCTTGCAGCGTGTTGCAGACCGGCTAATTTTTCTGTCGCTATACCTAAACGATCAGAAGTCTTTGCCAAAGCATCGACTGATGTCATTGACGCCTTGGTCAAGGCTACACCAGCAGCAACGCCAGCCGTTGCGAACGCTGCGCCGATCTTTGCAATCTTGGTGACTGATGCACCGATTGATTTATTTAGACCGCCTAACTTCTTGTTAAGCGAATTAAAGGCAGCGGCTGTTTTATCCTGCGCTGTTAGCTGTAGTTTAACGTCCCGAGCCACTATTTTTCACCTCAAAGTATGCGATCCATCCCCGAAATTCGACCACGCCCATCTCTAAAACTTCTTCAACCGTTTTGTGAAGATGTTCTGCTAACTGATAACAGAACAGTAGGGCATGATCGTCTGTCAGTTTTTTTCCAGATCCTCATCCTTTGGTTGCATCTCTGCAATCTCGCCAGCCACCCTAATCAAAACGTCAGGGTCAACTGATCGAACTATCTCGACCAGTTCTAGCTTTTTGAAACAAGGATCGCCGTTATCATCTACCAGATAATAGATCAGGGTCAAAGCTAAACCTTCATCCATCTTTTCAGATGTCAGCTTCTGTTGAATTTCCATCTTCTTCTTGACGGAAATCTGTGGACGCACAAAATAACGCCCACCCCATTCGGGAATATCAATCGGCTTAGGATCACTAGCCAAGACACTCTGATAGTGCTCCTTGGCTTTTTCTAAGATACCCATTAAACAGTTGACGCTGTTAGGGCACCCGATCCTTGAAACGTGATTGACGCTTCGACCATTCCATCGAAAGACGCTGAACGACTTACGCCTGTCACAATGCAAGTCCCACTATAATAAGTATCGCCAGCAGTTTCACCTTCTGGGTAGAAACCAATGCTTGGTTCATCGTTAATAACGATGCCATTTTGACCACTATCTGTCTCATCCCAGTAAACATCGGCTGACCCTGTGAATGATGTCAGCGTTGGTTTATAAGTTCTGAAGGTCGAAGTCATGGTAGTATCTTCAACAGTATCGCCAGTCTCATCTACTGAAAAACTTCTTAGCTGTGCAACAGCGACATCATCAATTTTTAATACGCCATCTTTACCTACATGGGGCATGATTATCTCCTATTTAAGGTGTTGCAGTGTAGTCAGTTAGCGCACCGCTACCTTGCAAAGTTATGGAAGCCTCTACCATTCCATCGAAAGACGCTGACCGGCTAACACCCGTGACGATAGCAGAACCTTGATAGAACGTATCTGCTGGATCGGCTGAAGAATCGCCTTCTGGAAAAAATTTTATTGTGACGCTTGACCCAACAGCTAAAGCTGTCTGTCCTGCGTCGTTTTCGTCCCAGTAAACATCAGCAGATCCTGTGAATGCTGTGGTAGTTGGAAGAAAGACTTTCGCCGCCAACCCCATTGTTGTGTATTCAACGGTATCTGCTGTCTCGTCAATAGAAAAACTTCTAAGATTAGCAACTACGGTTCCGTCCTCTTGGCCGGTTGTGCCGCCGACTTTTATGATTCCGTCTCTGCCTGTATGCGTAGCCATTATTCAGACTCCTTTTTTTCAATTTCTTCATCAGCTTTTTTTACTGATTTCTTTTCTTTGACTGGCTTCCAACCTCTAGCCAGCTTTGACTCTACTTTAGACGGATGAAAATCAACCGTAATCTTTCCATCTGGGCTTTTAAGTTCCATTTCTGGCTCCTATAAAGGTACATCTGGACTGTCAACAGCAGTCCTATATTGTACTAGATAAGTCAAGGACACGACACCTATTGGCTGTTCACCTTCACCGTT